GCAGAATTTGCAAAAGCAGAATACGGACTCAGCCCAGATATCGTATCGAGATATATCGCTATCAATGACAGATATTCAGAGGGAGGATATTCAGACCGCCTGCAGGAACGGTTCGAAGGATTCGGTGTTGGTAAACTTCAGGACATGCTCACGCTCCCAGACACGGTTGTCGAAGAGATCGAGCCAACAATAACACGCAGGCAGATCCAGGAGATAAAGGCAGAGGTTAAGGAAGAAGAGAAGATAACTCCACTGGAAGTCATGATGGAAAAGCCTGAGAACCTTCCGGATACAACTCAGATCATGCAAACGTACTTCAACCGCCATAAAGGAACATATAAAACGAACATGGCAGCAGTACAGACGGTGGAAGACCTCAAGAATGCATTAGGAGTTCCAACGACATTCATTGGCCGTGTAGCAGGAAAAGGGAAATACCTATTAACAACTACAGAGAATGACGGAATCCGAATAGTTAATGTTCGAACAGGCGAGAGAGACTCGGTGACCTGGGAACAGTTTCTAGAAGATATGAAGCTGGTAAAAATCGATTCAGAAGAGCCTGAAAAGGTTGAAAATGCTAACTCAGAGGAAGAATTCACAGAAGCAACGGATGAGTCAGTGGAACGAGTAGTCCCAGACGCGGTCATTACTTCGAAAGAGCCAGCGAGCGAAGAGAGCGAAGCGGCAGCAGAGCCACTAGAAGAACCACTGTGGAAGCTCTTAGTAAGGATCAAAGATAGACAGAAGAATATCGAGGATAATTTAACCGAGCTTAAAGAGCTGGGATATAACCTCAATAACATCGACTCTTGCGAGGGGCTAAAAAAACTAGCTTGGGAAGTGACAACGGAAACAAACCTTCTACAGGATGACCTAATGGAGAAACAGAAGAGAGAGGAAGAGGATGAAGACGAAGAGATCTAAAGCCTGTGATATTTCTCAAAAGACAAGGAAAGAAGTCTATCAAAGAGATGGGAGATGCATCTTCTGCAGAATGAACTATCACATGGATGAAACTACTCCATATGGCCGAAGCATGTGCCAGGTGATGCACTATGTAGCCAGAAGTCATGGCGGATTAGGAATTGAGCAGAACCTAGCACTGGGGTGCATTGACCATCACCAAATGATGGATAACGGAAAACATGGACCAGAGATGAGGAAGCTCATGAAAGGATATCTTCAAGAAATCTATAGACGGAACTGGAATGAAGAATCACTAGTATACAAGAAAGGACAGTGACAGTAAATGTTTATCAATGAATCGGTATTTAAGAGGCTAATCAAGAAGGCATACGGAGCTGGCAGACTCCATATCTACGTGGACAAGTTAGGCTGGGTCTATATCGGGGGAGGATATTGGAACATCCAAATCCCGCGCAAGAGTATGACCAATAAAATGCTAGCCTCTCTGATCGAGATCATAGGAGAGCTCCCAAAGCATGAGGAGGCTTTTACTTACTCCAAGGAGGAAACACAGGAACTAATGCCATCCTATTTCTCTGATATCTTTAAGGCCTATGACGAATACACGGATGCCTTCTCACCAACCAGACTACTAATGCATACATCAAGAGCAGATTTGGCAATTTGGCAGAGGATGTCAGGAGATCCTGTAAAGGTGCTCCTGCCATCCTATGCAAACGATATCATCGACACAACCCACGTCGAAGGGGGAGAAAATTATCCCGAGGCACCAAAGGGCCAGAGAGATAGAGCACACTGTCTGATCTGGAGAAACAACAACATGGCTCTACAGATCATCTGCATTAATCCAGAGTATAAAGGCGAGAGCGACCTGATGACTAAGTTAAATAAGTCGAACCTGGCATGGACTGAGACGTCAGACGATTCAATTGGTTGAAACGCCAGCGAAAGCGAAAGAAGGTTTATGCGAATCATATACCACAATGTGACACGCGGAGTTGACGCCCGCCTTCGGGCGGGCAGAAAGGAGAAAAATGGAGAACTTGGAAGGACATTCAGAGCCGATCACATGGAGACAGTGGCTGGCAAGATATACCAAGGCTGACAAGCTGGGAAAAGCATCCATGATAGCAAGATATAAGCATATGACCTACGGCAAGTATCAAATCGCAAAGGAACGTGGAGAAATCCACGAGGGAGCAATCATCCGATCTGTTCAAGCAAAGATCGTACACAATCAGCCGTTTGACCTGTAGAGGGGTAGAAGAATGAAGATGGAAAAGACAGAGATGTCCCATGCGGATATCGCGAAGGATTATCGTGAAGCAAAGAACAAGGCAGCACAGATTAAGATCCTTGCAGACCTTAATGATGTCACACCTGCAACGATTCGAAAGGTGCTAATTCAGGAAGGAGTGCTCAAGGACCATGTTGCTGAAGAAAATAAAGTTGCTGAACCTCCGAAGAAAAAAAAGGAGCAGCCACCTATGCCAGAATTCATCAGAGAGATTCTGAGAAAGAAGGCCAAGGAGATAGAGAAGAGTATTTACGAGATGCAGAAAGAATATGATCTTCTTCTGGATTATTTGGACGAAACGGAGGTGAAATAATGACGACAATCCTCATTGTTGTATGCATGTTAACGAATGCATGTACACTGTTAAATTTGTATTCAGCACATCGTGACTACGAACAGTGGAAGATGTTTCACGGAGAGTGGCCAGAACTGATCCAAGGGTATGAGGTATTCGGAATGCAGCCATACGCAAAATAATACTCACAAAAGGAGGAACGAATGGAGCAGGAGGTTTATGAGAAGCTCTCGGCAGCAGTGCAGTGCAGAGAAAAAATGACAAAGGTAGGGACACAAATCCAGGAATTGTATTACAGACTCCTTCCATCTGGGATCGACTATACAAAGGACAGAGTCCAATCTTCACCATCAGACCAGATGGCAGAATATGGTGCGAGATTGGATGAGCTATCCAGAACATATGAGGAGCTGTGTGGTGAATATCAGCCAGCAATGGAACGAGTGAGAAAGTATATCGACGACAACCTAGAAGATCACAGAATGAGACTGGTGCTGGACTTGAAATATGTATCAGGGCTGAAATGGAAGGATGTAGCGATTAAATCGTCTTATGCACAATCAACCGTGTACAAGATACACTCACAAGCCATTGGGATACTAGAAGAAAAGTGTAGAGCAAAGTAGAGTTAAAGCGATGCTAGTATGATATCGAGGAATAGATGTGAATCTACTTCTCTATCGATTTTCCCACCCCAAAAAATACAATGCAATAAACACACAATAGGGCCGGCACATTAACATGCGTAGGCTCTATTGTGTGTTCAACGGAGCGCACAATAAAGATCTTCCGAATGCCAGGGAAGACCTGGCAAGAAAATAAAAGGACGCTGCTTATGTGGTGTCCTTTTAACTTTAAAGGAGTAGCAATGTCAAAGGAATGGGCAAGGCCTTTCTATACAAGCAAGTCTTGGAAGAAATGCAGACAGTCATATATCGATATTAGAAATGGAATTGATGGTGGAATGTGCGAGGAATGCCACGAGGTTCCTGGGTACATTGTGCATCATAAGGTCCAGTTAACACAACAAAACATAAACAATGCGGACATATCTTTGTCTCATTCGAATCTAAAATACGTTTGCAAGCACTGTCATGATGTAATTCATGGATATTGCGAGCGAGAAAAGAAAAAATCACGTGTAAGATTCGATGAAAATGGGAATCCATCCCCCCCCCCGGTACTTCACCATGATAAAGCGTCACGGAGACCGGTGCGTGGAGATTTGTGCAGCTGAGCGGCTCGCGCATAGTTTTTTTGGAAAATCTAAAGATATATCAGAGTTTAAGCAAATTTAAGGGAGGTTTCATAATGGCTACAAAAATCACCCCAGCAAACCTTCGCAAAATGGAGAACAAGATTTTAACAAAGGCGAAAAAGAGCGGATGCGAAGATGACTACTACTTCATTACTACATTTCAGAGGTATCAGATACAGCTGAAAATCCTTGAAGACTTAGAAAAAGCTATGTCTGAGAGTGGGATGATGGTCGAGAAGTCATACGTCAAAGGTAGAAAAAATTTATACATTAATCCAGCTGTCACAGAGTACAACCGGACAACGCAAGCGGCCAATAATACAGTGGCCACACTGATCAAGATTCTGCAGACCACAAGCCAAACAAAAGAAGAGGAAGATGCGCTAGACGAATTTATGCGGACATGACGTTCCTAGAAGAGTACGGAACAGCAGTCCTGGATGGCAAGGAAGTAGCCGGAGAAAAGATACGCAGAGAATATGACAAGCTCTTGAACGACTTAGCGCATCAGTCAGGGAGATGGCACTTCGATGTGGATCTGGCCACCAGACCAATCAAATTTATAGAAACATTTTGCAAGCAATCGAAGGGAGCTCTCGGAGCTCCAATAAAATTAGACCTGTTTCAAAAAGCAATGCTACAGGCCGCATATGGATTTGTAGATGATGAGAGCTTGAGAAGATATCAAGAGATTCTGGATATCATAGGACGAAAGAATGGTAAGACTACGCTCCTATCTGGCTTATCGCTGTATGGAGAGACTTCTGATCATGAAGGATCGCCAGAGATATATTTTATCGCGACAGCGAAAGACCAAGCAAAAAAAGGATTTGATGAAGCAAACAATATGCGCATCCAATCGCCATTGCTCAAGAAGAAGTTAAGAAAACGTCAATCGGATATATACTGCGAAAAAAACCTGGGATTTATAACAGCACTAGCATCTGACACGAACCATCTAGATGGACTGAATGCTCACTACGGAATCATAGATGAGCTGGCTGCTATTAAAAACCGTGATATCTATGACCTGGTTAAGCAGTCCATGTCAGCTAGAAGCCAGCCGATGCTGTGGGAAATCACAACAAACGGATTCGTTCGAAACAACATCTTCGACGCGCAATATGACTACGCTGCAGGAGTCATTGATGGAACGATTAAAGATGAGCGATTTCTGCCGATCATTTACGAGCTAGACAATCACAGCGAATGGACAGATCCGGAGTGCTGGCGGAAAGCAAATCCAGGGCTTGGAACGATTAAATCTTATGAATTCCTAGAAAATTCAGTTAACAAGGCCATGCAAGATGACACATATCGACCGACGGTAATGGTCAAAGACATGAATATGAAGCAGAACAGCTCTCAAGCATGGTTGCCTTTTGAAGTTATTGATAATCCAGAGACCTTCAACATTGAAGAGATGAGATTCCGATACGGCATCGGTGGAATGGATGCTGCAGACTCCGTTGACCTGAATGCGGCAAAGATGATCTGCCGCAGACGAGGAGATCCGAAGATATATGTGGCTCAGATGTATTGGATTCCTGAAAGGAAACTTGAAGAATCAAAGACAAGACGAAACCCAGATGATGCCCCATACGAAATTTGGGAATCGCGTGGATTGCTACAAATTTGTACCGGTGCAAAAGTACAGAAGAGCGTGTTTCTAGACTGGTTTAAAGAAATGCGAGACAAATATGACATTTATCCAGAGTGGATCGGATACGATCCGTGGCATATTGACGATTCGCTCCTTCTACAATTTCAAAACGAATTTGGAAAACAATGCATGATTCCAATCAGACAGGGAGTAGCAACACTGTCAAACCCAATGAAGGACCTGGCAGCAGAATTCCAAGAAAAAAATATTAACTACAACAACAACCCAATTGATAAATGGTGCATTGCAAACACATATACCAAGAGGGATATCAATGGCAATATTCAGCCAGACAAAGGACAAACATCAACCAAGCGAATCGATGGGCTAGCGGCATTGCTGGATGCATACGTAGTTTATGAGGATCACAAGGACGAGTTCGAGAGCATGATTTAAAGGAGCATACATGGGACTATTTGGGAATATTAAGCGAGCATTTGCGAAAATAAACACAGTAAGCGGAGTCCGAATGATGACCCAGTACGGGACAGCATTCTCAGTATGGAATGGATCCATATATGAATCGGACATTGTACGCGCATGCCTAAGACCAAAGGTTAAACAGATTGGGAAGTTAACGCCAAAGCATTTGCGTGAACGTACTGATGATGACGGAAATAAAATCCTGGATATTAATCCAGATATGAATATACGATTGTTACTAGAAGAGCCAAATCCATTGATGACATGGCAAAAATTTGCCGAGAAGATGGAAACAATGCTTGCATTAAACAACAACGCGTTCGCTTTACTTGTCAAAGATGAATATGGAACAATCACTCAGATATTTCCGATTAATGCAGGGACAGTTGAATCACATTATGTAGACGGAGCCTTATGGCTTCGTTTTTTTCTTACAAATGGAAAGATGTTCGATTTTCCTTACACAGAAATCATTCATCTGAGGAACGACTACAACAATGATGACGTATTTGGAGACCCTCTGGCACCTTCATTGGCTCCGCTGATGAATGTGGTGACAACAACTGACCAGGGAATAGTCGCCGCGATCAAGAACAGCTCTATTATTAGATGGCTGCTAAAATTTACAAATGCGATGAGACCAGATGACATAAAAAAGAATGCGAAAGAGTTTGCTGATAATTTCCTCGCAACAGAGCAGGGAACAGGAGTGGCAGCAACAGATTCTAAATGCGATGCTCAACAAATCGAACCAAAAGACTATGTCCCAAATGCCGCTCAGATGAATTTAACAAAGGCCCGTATTTATGCACTCATGAACACGAATGAAGCTATTGTCACGTCGAGCGCGAATGAAGATCAGAGAGAGGCTTATTTCTCAGCGGAGGTTGAACCAGAGCTAATCCAATTTGGCACCGAAATCACACGTAAGATCTTCACCAGAAGACAAAGAGCATTTGGCAACAGGATAGTCTTGGAGGCATCTGCTTGGGATTCAGCCTCCATCTCAACAAAGCTCAATCTCGTGCAGATGGTAGATAGAGGAGCAATAACGGTTAACGAATGGCGACAGGCCCTTAATCTTGCTCCAGTACCTGGAGGCGATGTATTGATCCGGCGCTTAGACACAGCACAGATTGAGAATTCTGAAGAGGAAGGAGGTAACACAGAATGAAGATTGACATAAAAGGTTATATTGTCGGAGACGATGAAGCTTGGATCTACGACTGGTTTGGCATGACTGCGACCTGCCCGAAGGACATACATGAAGCGCTTGCTAAATCAAATGGAATGCCGGTTGATGTTGAGATTAACTCAGGTGGTGGCTCGGTTTTCGCTGGCTCAGAAATCTATTCGGCATTGCGCGGATATTCTGGACCTGTAAATATTCATATCACGGGATTAGCAGCGTCTGCCGCATCCGTGATTGCGATGGCAGGACACTCGGATATGTCTCCGACCGCTCAGATGATGGTTCACAGGGTAAGCATGGGCGGAATTGCTGGAAATGTACATGACATGGAACACGCGGCATTTGAGCTGCAAAAAGCCGATGAGGCACTAGCAGCTGCCTATGTGGAAAAAACTGGAATGTCACGAGAAGAGGCTCTCAATCTCATGGACAGAGAGACCTGGCTCACAGCAGAAGATGCTGTGGCAGCAGGACTTGTGGATGAAATCACTAAGGCAAAGACTCCAAGCCTGCAGATAACTGCAGCACTTGAGGGAATGATTCCTCAGACAGTGATCAACAAGATGAATGCAGAAAAGGCAGCTATTAAAGCTGATCTTGAAAGATTGAAAGGAGAAAAAAATGAAATTTAAGGAGTATCAGGACAAGAGGAATAAGCTCATGGCAGCAGCTGAGCAGGCACTGTCTGAGAACAGACTCGATGATGCTAAGAAGGCAAAGGAAGATATTGAAAAGCTGGATGCTGAATTCGAAGCAGCAAAGCAGGCAGCCTCAGACCTTGAGGCACTGAAACAGAACGTGGTCGTTCCACCAGTGCTTCAGAACAACACCGCTACAAGAAAGGATGGTCATATGGAGAATCAGACGGATCAGAAGATGGATGAGTTGTACAAGAGCGCATGGCTCAAAAAGTTAGCTGTACGCCGCGAGACTGGTGAGAAACTTTTCGGAGAGCTAACGCCAGACGAGCAGAACGCAATGACAACCACAAGCAGCTCTGGAGCGGTTGTCCCTAAGGAAATCTTAAACCAGATTGAAGAACTGGTTGAGTCAATGGCTCCGCTGTATGACGATGCAACAAAAACAGCTCTCACCAAGGGCTTTTCCTTACCTCGTCATAAGAAGATTACAAAGGGAGATGCAAAGGAAACAGGCGAGGGAATCGCAAATGACGATGAAGAGAACGAATTTGATACGATTGACCTCACAGGAGTAGAGATTAAGAAGCACATCGAGATCACACGGAAAATGCAGTTCCAGAGCATCGATGCATTCCAGGCATGGGTAGTCCAGGAACAGGCTGATCGCATTGCTGCAGCTAAGGAAAAGCACATCTATGCCCGCATGGACAATGAAACTACAGGAATCGCAAAAGATCATGTCCTGACCGAACAGGATGCAACAGATGAAACTGTACGTAAGGTATTCGGCCTTATTAAGAAGCAGGGCATCCGCAAGGTATATGCCAATAACTCAACCATTTGGAATCGTATCGCAGGAATTAAGGATGCAACAGGAAAGCCTATGTTCCTTAACTCAACTGTTAATGATGACCCGAGAGTACAGGGTAGACTCTATGGTGCAGAAGTTCGCCAGGACGAGACTGTGGATGACAATGTGGCTTACTTCGGAATCCCAGCATCTGTTCTTGCCAATGACTTCGATAAGCTCTCCATGAGCAATCAGATGGACCCTAAGACATTCGCAACAGTAGTTGGATCTTACAGCCTTTTCGATGCTGGCTTAAAGAATCCTGAAGCGTTCGTAAAGGTAACATTCA